AATCGGGCCAGTCTGGGCGCAAGAATCAAATGGCAGCCAAGAAAAATAAAATAATCGCCGCAGAAAAAATAAATGTTCGCGACATCGTCGAGAAATATATTTTAGATCTCGCCGCGGGAAATATAAAAAGTAATTTGAGTCTGCACGGCTGGGCTGTCGCGACGGCGCCGCTGCTGTCTGGCTGGGCGTGGCACAAAGTCCAGGCGTATGCCGATTTCGTTTCGCTAGTCACACAGGCGGCGGGAAGTAATGCGGGCAAGCCTTTGGTTTTACTTCCCTGGCAATGGGCGGTAGCGGCGCAGCTACTCGCCGATCCAAACTGCAAAGCGCTGCTAGTCGTCGTCGCACGAGGCGCTGGGAAGACTGAGCTAGCGGCGTCGCTGTTGGCGTACGTCATGATGACTGGCGGCGCTAGTCAGCAGTACTACGCAGTCGCCCCCAACCTACGCGCTGCCTGCATTGTGTTTGACCGTCTCAGGACTATGACTAGGGCGCTCGATCCAGAAGTGACATTTAGCGACGCCACCACAATATCGAACCAAGGCGGCTGGATTCGCTGCCAAGGCTCTGTAATGCGCGCTCTCCCCTGCACAGAGTCCGCTATGGATGGCATCTCTGCAAGGCTTATAGTGGCTGACGAAGTGGCTCGCATGGAGAAGGGCTTTGGGCGAGTGGTCACAGGGCTATCAAAGGATCCTGCTTCACAGATGCTCTGTATCAGCACTCCAGACGCTAGACAGCGCACTAGGTCTATCTGGCCGTATTGGTCTGCGCTACAAGCTCACTATGTGCAGGGCGCTGAGTGTCCTGCTGGATGGCGTGGGATGCTGTTCGGCTTGGATTCAGAAGATGATGCACTCGATGCAGACAACTGGATAAAGGCGCAGCCATCGCTAGGCGTCACAGTTCAGGCGGCGAACATGAAAGCATCTATTGAGGCGATGATGGGGACGCATGATCCAGAGCAAGTAGCCGAATGTGACATGCAGATTCTCGCTAGGCACAATGACCGCCTAAGCGGCGCTATGGATTTGTCAATCTTAGATAGGCAGATGTTGGAAGTAATCGACTGGGACAGTCTGCGCGGCGCCCCTGCTGTCATTGCAATCGACTTGGCGCGCGGCGCACAGCTGGGCGACCATGCGAACCTATCTAGCCTTTGTCTAGCAGTATTCGACGTAAAGGCAGAGCGGTATAGATATAAACTAATCCATTGGTGGGCAGGACAGGACATTGTCGGCGATGAAAAACGCTGTCACCAGCCGCTACGGCAATGGGTAGCGGAGGGACATCTGCGGCAAATGTCAGGCGAAATTCACGATATGCACGTAATCGAGGCGGCTGTACTGGATCTCAGCGCTACATATTCTGTGCGACACGTCGGAGTAGATCCCCTAGCGCATCAGGAATCTGCGCTGATCGACTGGCGGCGGCGTGGAATAACCGTTACGGCGGTCGAACAGGGAATACGCACTATGGGGCCAGCTTGGGCGCTGTGGACGGACGGTATACGTGGGCGCAGTATTACCCATCAGAAGGATCCAGTACTTCGGGCGTGCTTAGGCGCGACCAGAACTATTCAGGATAATGCTGGCAATGTGCGACCAGTTAAAGGGCGCAGCTCTGGGAATATCGACGCCGTTATAGCGTCCTGCATGGCTGCGATGCTGTGCGAAAGGTTTAACGTAGCGCGCGTATCAAGCTATGAGACGCCTGGCGGCGTAGTAATCTGACCCCCCACTATTGGATATTCAATAGTAAAATAAATTTTCGCATTTTGCTTGACAACTTTTGAGGGGTAATAAGTTGCGGGCGTGAGTGTATTTTCACGTCTGACAGGATGGTTTGGAAATAATACCGCTACGTCATCATATCTGACGGATATTGGCGGCACTTTCTCAGCGACTACAGACGCTAGAAATAACATTCCTGCTGTACTTCGCGCGATCAATCTGCTAGGTACTGACATTGGGCGAATGGGTATTGAGTGCTGTCGAGAAGATGGCAGCTACGTTGAATGCCCCGCTTCTACTTTGCTGACTGGCGAAGCCAACACATACCAGAGCGGCCACGCTTGGCGCGCTTGGATGGTGGCGTCTGCAATTACAAACGGCTGCGGCTATTCGTTTATTCAGCGCGACAATCGCGGCGACGCCATCGCTCTGTGGCCGCTGTTGCCAGGGCGCATAGCAGTTATCTGGTTTGGCTTCGAGCCACGTTTCTTGATGGATGGGCAACAGATCGACCCATACAACATCGTTCAGCTCATGGCTGGCACAGGGAGTATGCAGAATCCCTACAGCTGCGTGAGTCCACTAGTGCGCTGCGCTTCTGCGCTGTCGCTGTCCATCCTGCAAGAGCGAGTAGCGACATCACTCGCTGAGTCTGGACGCGTAGGCAAGATCTCAATTACTCACCCTGGCACTCTGTCGACGACTGCGAAGCTCGATCTAATCAGCGGGTATATCAGTAAACACATTACGCCAGAGGGCGCGACACGTCCGCTAGTACTCGACGAGGGAGTGCGCGTAGAGCGCGTTGGCGACGGTGCGCTGCCTGGTTTACTTGAAGATAGAAAATTCCAGATTATGGAAATATCGCGCGCGCTTGGAATACCGCCGCAGATGCTTTATCAGAGCGATGCAGGCGCGCTTAGTTCACAAATCGAAATGCAGCGCCAGTATGTCGAGGGGACAGTAGCGGGATGGGCTGACCGCTTCGCTACTTCGCTCAGCTCAAAAATTCTACCGCAAGGCGTCAAACTTAAATTTGAAGTAGGCGACTTGATGCGCGGCAATATGCGCGACATCGCAGCATCATTGAAAGATCTAGCGACTACGGGCGCGTTGACGTTAAACGACGCGCGAAAGATGTTGGGCTTGGCGTATGTCGATGGTGGAGAGCAACCGCTCACCCCAGCAGCTTCCGCTTCCACAGCGCCAAGTCCAGCCAATCCACCAACAGGAGATATCGAATGATTGAATACCGCACAGTCGATATCGCATTAGAGCCAGGCGACAAAGACAGCATGAAAGTAGGCGGCTATGCAGCTCGCTTTAATGTTCCATCGCTGCCCCTGATGATTCGCGGCCGCCAGATGCGCGAGCAGATCGACCCTGCTGCATTTAATAACTCCCTGAATGATCCAGATATCTCGCTCTATTGGCAGCATGACAATAGCGAGCCACTCGCTAGCACACTCAGCGGCTCGCTGAATATGCGAACAGATGAAGAGGGCTTGATCTTTGAAGCGCTGCTACCAGATACCACACTTGCGCGCGACGCCATGACGCTGCTTCGCGCTGGCATTGTTCGGCAAATGTCGTTCGGCTTCACCGTTCGAGAAGACAAATTTGAAGGCGATCTACGCACACTTCTCGACGTTGACCTAGCAGAAATTTCACTCGTTGAACGCGCCGCGTATCCGCAGACCAATGCAGATGCGCGCGCGCTCTCTCGTTCTCATTTAGTCACCACCCAGCGCATTGCGCTACGTATCAAAAACTTGAAAGGCAAACTATGAAACTCTCGGAAATGTATGAAAAGCGAAAAGCACTCAGCACAGAAATTGACAATCTCACCAATGGAACTACCAAACTTACTAGCGAAAACGAACTACGCGCTTCGCAAATGTTGGAAGATCTTGACGGTATGGACTCAGAAATTCGTCGCATTGGTTTGCGTGATCGTCTCGACGCTGGCGGCATTACTTCTCACGCAGAAACAGGACGCCCAGCGCAAGCGCTGAAGTCTGAATTCAGAGATTGGATCTCTGGCGGCTTTCGCTCAGATAACAAATTTGAAGTGCGAGCCAATACCACAGTCGCCACTCTCGGCGGCGCTACTGACATTGCAAGTCAAATTTTTACTGAGTATGTCAATCGTGACAGCGTTGTTAGAAATCTTGCAAGCGTGGTTACAACGGATAGCGGCGCCCCGCTTGTTTTCTATCGTCAAACTGCACAATTTGCAGCGGCCACCTCTTTAACGGCTACTAGTGCCGCATTTACTGAAAAAGCACCAACAGCTGAAAAGGTTACTTTCACAATGACCAAGATGGGATTCTTTACGCTTGTTGCGAACGAAGCGCTTACGGACTTGGTCTGGGACGTTGCTACAGACACAATCCGACAGCATGCTGAACTTCATGCGGCGAATCGTGATCTTTCATACTCAAACGTGGCATACGTTGCCTTCGCTCAGCCGATTTACGATTACACCACTTCGGGTACATCAAATGTGCTGAGCCTGACAACAGCAGCGCCTTACGGTACTGGAGGAATCACGTTAGCAGAGGCTACTACAGCTGTTTACGGTACAGGTTTGAAGATTCCATACTTGAAAAATGCTTCTTGGCTTTTGCCAAATGCTGTATGGGCAAAAACGATTGCCGCGGCTTCTGCAACTCTGCCAGTATTTGGACAGAGTGCGGGATATTCAGTAGCTCGCGATGGTGCGGGTCTGAATTTCCTTGGGTATCCAGTTTACTTGTCGAACAATCTACCAACCGCAGCGGCAACTACTGTTGCCTACGGAGTCTTCGGCGACATCCAGCGCGGATATCGAATCGTCGAACAAAACGCTGTTCCGTTCATGGCCGATCCGTACACGTTTGCGAACGCTGGACAAACTCAGTTCTTGTCTTCGACGCGCGCTTACGGTGCAATCATGGATCGAAACGCTATGGTTTCATTGTTCAAGACGTGATTTATGCCGATTCTCATTACTACAGCAGATGCCAAGAGTCATCTTCGGGTTTACCATACCGAAGATGATTCATATATCGCATCCCTAGTCCAAGCTGTATGTATCGAGTGGGAAGAAGTTACGCACCAATACATTGGGCAGGGGTTTATTACCCAGACCCCTGCCCAGCGTTATTTAGCAGAGCCAGA